AGACAAGCGGCCAGATTCGGCGCAGATAAGCGGCGGACCCTCCCAGTGAATGAAAACCTCAACGGGCACCCACTGACTATCGGACCACCACGGGCGCTGATCCCGCATAGCGCGGCGGATCAGCCGATAATTAGCGCGGGCAGATTGTGAGTCGATAACCTCACCGTCGGCCATTAACAGGGCGCAGGGATACCCCCCCGGCCACGCATAAGGTTGACGGATAAATTCGCGCAGGGTTTCTGGTTTCATGCTGGCACCTCAAATGTGAATTCAAGGCAGGTGCATGGCAGCGTATCGGCGTCATGAAAAGCGCAAAATTCCGGCTCTTCATTCACGCCCACGCAGTAACCCGGACGGACGGCAGCGAGCCAAGAATCTAGCTCGCGTTCGTCGTCGTCTTCAAGCCCGGTACGGTCATCATTGACGAGCGCGGAAGCCCAGTGTGCGGGCAGTGTGTAGGTGGTGAATTGCATGGCGATCCTCACAGTAAAACGTCAAAGTAAGCCAGCGCGAGCGCGGCCAGAATCAGCCCAATCAGGGCGGCGGCGAGCCAGTCACGCATGGGACCACCTAGCACCCACCACGGACGGGAAAAATTCGCCCCGGTGCCCGTCGTCGTCGATAGTCCAAACCCGGCCCGTGCTCGCGCCATGCTGGGGCGGACGGCCCCCCATAACCGTAAGCCCCCGGTCACCCCGGACAGAATTCCGGGCGATGGGCTCGCCCGTGTTATCGTCTACCAGAATGCAGGTGCGGCCCCGGTAATCGACCCCATCGAGAATCTGCGGCATGGCAGCTTCGACCACGGCGGAATAGTCCGACTCGCCATCTTCGAGCGCGGTTACAAGCCCGTCGAAGTCTTCCGATGGGCCCAGCATCCCGGCCAGCATCATGACGGTATCGCGGTCATATTCTTCGCAGAGTGATTCGAGGTAAGCGCGTCGATTGGCGAAACCGTTGGCGGTGTAGTCGTTCATTTTGAAACTCCGTTAAAACGTGGCAGGGCGCGCACAAAGCTATCGCGGTCGGTATGGTGTTCGTCCAGCGTGACCGATACCCCACGGGCGGCGGCAGCGGCCAAGAAAAGCCCAGCGTCACAATCTTCCTCAAGGTAGCCAGTGACGGCATCGCGGTACGAGTAACGCGAAGGGGTTACCCCCCATTCGCGGATCAGTTCGAGCGGCGCCGCGATCCAACCGTGGCCGGGGTCTTGGATATATTTAAGTTTCATTTTCATTTTCCTTTTAAAGTTGATTCCACTCTTCACCGTCAAAATACTGAATCTCGGTGCACCCGGCATTAGGTGCGCCAAAGTCGTCCAGTGGCGCGAACCCGGCTTCACTCTCACAATCGCCCACGAACATGCCGGAATAGAGCATTTCGCCGTCATCATCCAGCAAGCGAAACTTATGACCCAAACCATGCGCCAGCGCGGTGAGTGACTCTTCCGTGGCGCCCCGTGGTCCAGTAAGCCCCACGGCGTTCGTATAGGTGCCCGGCTCGCCGTCCGGGTAATAATCGCGCTTTATGATCCATGCGTGAAGGCGGCTCATGCGTGTGCTCCGGCAAGCCACCAAGCCGCGATCCGGCGGGCCTGAGATTGATCCTCGCCGTAATACAGCGAGCCCCATTTGTCGTGCTCAAAATAGAGCGCGTATTCCGTGCAAAGCCCATCCCTGATTTCTTCAAGAATCAATCGGCCACTGACGCAAGACTCGCGGGCGATAACCCGAACGTCGGGAATGTCCAGTTCAGCGCGGCCATTGTCGCCACGGTCGAAACCGTCGAAACGATCAGCGCGTGACCAAAAAAACGAATTGTCTTCAATCTCATGCGGGTGGAACATTTTCAATCCTCACTGTTAGGTTACGGGCAAGCTGCCCGGTACATCCTAATGCATGGTCCGTGCCAGCCCTGCCACGGGGGGAAACGGACCGAATAGACCGGGAAACCGTCCGACAATCGAACGGTCACCCGTCCGGCGTCCGGAAATCGAACGGACGGTTTCAAGCGCGATCCAGCCCGAAAAGGGCGAAGCCCGCACAGTTTCCCCGATGTTCCCCTATACTCGGCACAATTAACCGTAAGGGGATACACACAATGGTCACCAAGCTAACCCGTAAACAAACCCAAGACGCACTGGAAACAATTCCAATCGAACATATCTTAGGCAAAGCCGTCTCAAACGGACTAACCGCGAAACAGCGCAGATTCGCACAGGAAGTAGCTAAGGGTTCAACCAAAGCCGACGCATACCGCAGCGCATATCCAGAGCCCGCACAGTCAACCCTGCGGAATGACCCCTATCGGTTAGCCAATGATCCCCGCGTGGTCCGTGAGATCGAGGCATATCAACTGGCTATTGAGGCGGCGAAACATAGAACCCCGGCGGCTTTGCGTGAGCTAGTTATTCAATCGCTCGTTCAGGTAGTTATCGACCCTGAGAGTAAATCATCCGTCCGAGTAGCAGCGGCGAAGGTATTGGGCACGGTCACGGAAGTGGCAGCATTCACCGAGCGCAAGGAAGTGCGGACCATTACTAGCAGTGAAGACGCAAGAAACCGGGTAATGGGCGAACTGCGCCAGCTTATCGCGGCGGGCGCAGAGGATGCCACGCTAATCGAATCTCAGGCCGATGAGTTACTCGCGGAGCTTACTGGTAACGTTACCGGTAATATTACCAGCGATGATATTGGAAACGTTACCAGCGAAGGCGTGACGGGCGACGGAATGGAGGAGGCGCAGACCCACCCGCACCCGGCCCCCCGCTGTGACGTTCCGGAGTCCCCGTCTGTACTACATACTATTCCACCCGAAGTCCCACCGTTCCCAACTATTCCACCCAAACCATCCTATAGTCAAACCATTCCACCAGAAGACCCCCCACCCCAAAAATCTGACTCGTGGTGAAAAAATATTCCGCAAAAATTTTATCGAGTCTTGGAAACGTTACCAGTCTGGATGTTGGAAACGTTACCAACCTATTGAGTGGAAACGTTACCAGAGGGCTATGTGGAAACGTTACCAAGAAGAAGGTTCAGATTGCGGCGATAGAGATGAGGCGTGTGGAGAAGAGCTTTGAAGAGGTGATGGAGTTGAAGATGAGTCCGGCCCAGAAGGAAGTGTTTATTGTTATAGATGAGTGGTGGAAGAAGTTTGGCTATAGCCCGACGATTCGGGACATCGCATTTGTCAGGGGGAAGATGGGGTTAGGGTGTACACACAAGATCGTAGATAGGCTTGTAAAGTTAGGAGCCATCAAGAAGGTTAAGGGACAGGGGAGGTCTATTCGGCCTGTGTACGTTAACTTCAGGACGTTGGAATGAACATAGATGAGTTGGTGAGGAGTCTGAGTCCGGCGGATCAGGAGAAGTTATTGGCTCAGGTGTCTGAGTACAAGGATGCGGTGGAGAGGGAGAAGTGTCAGGAGCACTTCATGCCGTATGTGAAGAAGATGTGGCCGGGATTTATTCATGGCAGACATCACGCAGTTATGGCGAAGAAGTTTGAAGAGATTGCTTCTGGGAAGTTGAAGAGGCTGATCATCAATCTTGGGCCGAGACATACGAAGAGTTTCTTTGCTTCGTATCTGTTCCCGTCTTGGTTCTTGGGGAAGTATCCTAATAAGAAGGTGATTCAGGCTTCTAATACAGCGGACTTGGCTGTGGGGTTTGGTAGACAAGTAAGAAACTTGGTTGGCTCGGAGGAGTACAACAAGATTTTTACTGGCGTGTCTCTAAGACAAGACTCGAAAGCTGCGGGTCGGTGGGCGACTAATCAGGATGGGGAGTACTACGCTATTGGCGTAGGAGGAACCATGACGGGTAAAGGCGCGGATTTGCTGATCATTGACGACCCTCACTCTGAAGGAGAAGCGGCTCTAGGTGACCCGACTGTTTATGAGAAGACGTATGAGTGGTATACGTCTGGCCCTAGACAGCGACTACAGCCGGGTGGGGCGATTGTTATCGTGATGACCCGCTGGGCTAAGAATGACCTGACGGGGAAGATACTTAAAGACGCTGGAGAGCTAGGAAGACTAGATGAGTGGGAGGTCATTGAACTACCCGCGATCATGCCGAGTGGTAATCCTCTATGGCCTGAGTTCTGGTCACTGGATGAATTGACTGCTCTGAGGGATGAACTGCCCCCGGCTAAATGGAATGCTCAGTATCAGCAAAATCCTACCTCTGAAGAAGGGGCGATTGTTAAGAGGGAGTGGTGGAAGGTATGGGAGAACGACAATCCACCTAAGTGTGACTTCTTGATTCAGTCATGGGACACGGCTTTTACTAAAAATGAGAGAAGCGACTACTCGGCCTGTACGACTTGGGGGGTTTTTAAGCTCAACGAGGACGAGAATGATGTCAATGTGATCTTGTTGGACTCATTTCAGAAGCGAATGGAGTTTCCTGAGTTGAAAGAAAAGGCTTATCAGCACTATAAAGAGTGGGAGCCGGATGCTTTTGTAGTTGAAGCCAAGGCTGCTGGCGCTCCTTTGATATTTGAACTGCGACAAATGGGCATTGTGGTAAGTGAGTACACTCCCAGTAGAGGAAATGACAAGTTTGTTCGTATCAATTCTGTATCTGACCTGTTTCGTTCGGGTAAAGTATGGGCACCTGATACCAGATGGGCCAGAGAAGTAGTCGAAAACATGGCTGCTTTTCCAAACGGCGATCACGATGACTTAACTGACAGTGCTGTTCAAGCACTTATTAGATTTAGACAGGGCGGATTCATCCGATTGGACTCTGATGAGGCTGAAGAGCCCTCCTATCACCGTAGAAAACGGATTTACTACTAAGGATTACTGATGGCGACCAACATAGACAAGGCAATGTCCCCGTATGTCATGGAAGAAGGACAGCCCGACATCGAAATTGAGATCACAAACCCCGATGATGTAAAGATCGGGATTGGCGGAGTTGAAATTGACCTTATGCCGGAGGAATCTGAGGAGGGTTTTGATGCAAATCTGGCCGATTACATGGATGATTCTGCTTTGCAGAGCATTGCATCTGATTTGCTTGATCTTGTGGATGCTGATGTCAATTCCCGTAAAGATTGGGTGGATTCGTTTGTCAAGGGGCTCGAAGTACTGGGGATGAAGTACGAAGAACGTACTGAACCTTGGTCTGGTGCGTGTGGTGTGTACTCAACTCTCTTGACTGAAGCAGCCATCCGGTTCCAAGCTGAGATGATTACCGAGACTTTCCCTGCTCAAGGGCCAGTCAAAACCCAGATCGTGGGCGCGGTTGACAAGATGAAGGAAGAAGCAGCCAACCGAGTACGGGAGGACATGAACTTCAAGCTGACCGAGGAGATGATTGAGTACAGGCT